GCCATTCTGATTACTCTCACGGAGAACTAGACCCATGAAATGCGTACACTTCCATTGGGACCACGGTGTTCCTGCTCGACTAATTGTCGAGAGAGCAAGCGACGTGGTTGAAGAGTTAGAAGCGATCCATCGAATCGGAGAAGAACCCCCTAGCCGAATTGAAATATTCGACGAGGATCATTCCCTCGTAGCAGAGGTTTCCGCGTTGTCTATCTGCAAGCTAATCAAGTCGTTCTAGCTTAGTCCGCCCGATCCCTAGGGCTCCCGCCCGCAACGAGTACCAGCGTTGCGGGTTTTCTTTTGTCCAGGACCAGACAAGCAACCCGACGACACTGTGACATTCTGTCACACCCCTATGACATTTTGTCACAAATACCCTGACACTCGTGTCATAGTTGCTCGAACCCACCCTCGGTCCCAGGACACCAGGATTAGGTGTGACTAATTCTTCGATGAGGGGAGTCTAGTTACAGGCTTAGGTGAGTCTAAGAGTCCTAGGGGGGTGCCCCCCTGGAGCCCGTCCCCTGCCTCTCGTGTAAACACGCAATTTTTTCGACCCAAAACCGGACATTGGACAATCGACCCCTGAGACATGTAGCGGCCCAAATTTTCACAAATTTTCCCGACCCCAAAAACGGACAATCCAGAATCGAGTGGGACAAATCGGTGGACAATTACATGTATACTAGTGATATGCTCGACGAGAGACGCGAAAAACTAGCCGTGACGGCGTGTCACATGCGGTGGACCCAGGACATGAACTGGGCTGACATCGCAGACAAGCTCCAGATCGCGCCGTCGACACTGCAAAAGTGGCGCAAGTCTGAGTGGTGGGGCGACATCGAGGACAAAGCCAGGCAAACCGGCGACATCCAGATGCTCCTACTCACCGCGCGCCAGACGCTCGTGGACGTGATGCAAGACAAAGATGCACGCGCCTACGACCGGCTGGAAGCGGCCAAGTTCGTCGCGAAGCAGGCCGACCCGGAGCTCCGCGACAAAGAAAACGACGGCCGACGCACGCAATCCGACGTCGGCGAGGCCACACGGCTTCTCGAAGCCGCGGCCGACCTCTCCGACAAACAGCTCCGCGCCCTCGCCCAGCAAGACACGGACGACGATGACGTCATCGACATCGAGTGACATCGCACGACGAGCCCTGGCCCAGCGCCATCTGCTCGACTTCACGCGATACACGTTCGATGGCTACAAGGTTAACTGGCACCACGAGGTCATCGCCGAACATCTCGAGGCGCTCGCCCGCCTCGACATTCGAAAGCTGATCATCACGACCCCTCCGCGACGCGGCAAAAGCGAGCTAGTCTCGCGACGCCTGCCTGCCTGGATATTCGGCCGAGACCCCGAGGCCAAGATCATCCTCGCGTCGCACACGCAGAACCTCGCCGAGTCGATGTCCCGGGACGTGCAGCGCATCATGCGCAGCCCCTCCTACCAATCCGTCTTTGGGGCACGACTCGGCGACGGTTCGAAACACAAAATCACGAACAAAGAGTTCGAGGTCCTCGGCGGCGGGCATTTCCGCGCCGTGGGTGTCGGGAAGCGAATCGCCGGAATCGGCGCGAGCTTCGGCATCATCGACGACTACTTCGGACTGCGAGCCGATGCGGAGTCCCCCACGAAACGCGACACCTTGTGGGAGTGGTACAACGACGACTTCGTCAACCGGCTAAACTACCCGCACGCTCAGATCGTGATGGCCACGCGCTGGCACCACGACGACCTGATCGGGCGGATTCTCAATTCTGGCGACGCTGCTTCGTGGGAGGTGATCCATCTGCCTGAAATCCTGGACACCGAGGCCAAGCACGCCCAGGACCCGCGCGACCTCGGTGAGCCGCTCTGGCCTGAATGGTTCAAAAACGGCGACCAGGAAGACGTGACTCGCGCCGAGCTCATCGAGCGGGCCACCGAGTCATTCGATCAGAAAATGGCGGCCAACGCGTACGGCACCGAGGCGCTTATGCAAGGCCGCCCGACGCCGCGCGAGGGCGGGCTGTTCAACCGCGCTTGGTTCAAGCACTACCAGTCCGAGCCAGAGCGCATCGCTGCCAGTTGTGACGAGATTCTCATCTCCGTCGACGCAGCGTTCAAGAAGACGACCTCGAGCGACCCGGTCGCGCTTCTTACCATCGGCCGGCGCGACAACATGTACTTCGTCCTCGACGAGCACTACGCTCGCATGGACTATCCGGCCACGAAGCGCGCCATCCGCTCGATGTTCGAGAAGTGGCCTAATTCGTCGGTACTCATCGAGGACAAGGCCAATGGCTCGGCGCTCATCTCCGAGCTCGGCCGCGAACTCCCCCGCGTGATTGCCTTCAACCCGAAGAACGAATCGAAGGAATCGCGGGCACAGCTCGCTGCGAACGCATGTGAAGCCGACCAGGTGCGACTACCTCCCCCGAAACACGCTCCGTGGATCGGGGAATGGGTAGAAGACCTGGCCGGCTTCCCGTCTCGGCCGCACGACGACCGAGTCGACGCCTTTTCACAGGCGATTATTCGCTGGTCAACCAGCCGCGGCGCCCTCGACGCCCTCCGACGCATCCTCGGCCGGTGACGACTCGACACGGAACTCCGTGTACGTGGCCACCATCATGAACGCGCCCTCGAGTGCGGCCGGCCCGGCGAGAGACCCCATGCGCTTCACACTCATGATGCCTGTGGCCAGTAGATTGCGAGTCGCGGCCTCAAAGCCGACTCTCTCGATGTTTCCGAGAAACTCCTCGTAGGATTCGACCGCGACTTCGGCGGTTTTCGCGTTGCCTTCTGCGAATTCGTGGAGGAACTCGATTTCTTCCTGGGTTGCTTCGGTACTCATAGCTGCTCCCTGAGATACAAGTGATACGCGCTCGCAAGCGCGAAGTAGTATGACGCGGCGTCCGCCGCTTGCCCAATACGGGCGGCAAAGATGACGTTCGAACGAAGGTCCGACATTGCATGGTCCTCGTCGAACAACTGCACATGGGCCAGAAACGCTTTCACACGTCCTTCGGCCAACTCCGAGGGAATATCGCACCACTCGGCCACTTTGTCAATCGCTGTCTGTATTTCCATTCTCCGACTGCTCCGTTCGATGACATATGCCCAAGCAACTTAGCATCGAAGACATCGAGCGGTCAAGCCTGCGAAACGACTCGATCAAGAACTACGCATCGAGCCTGAATACCGGGCTGGACGCAGCGGCGCAAGCGCGCCCGTACCTGAACAACACCGACCGGCTCACCGACGACGAACTCGACATCCTGTACCTGCAAAACGACCTCGCCCGTCGCATCGTCGACGAGAAGGTCGACGACGCGGTACGCGCCGGCTGGAAAGCTCGCGCCAAAGACTCGGGTGACGTCGTCACCGAACCGGAGCACCTGGACATCGCGTCTCGAGTGCTCAAGGCCGGCAAGGAAGGACGGCTCTACGGCGGCGCCCACGTGTGGATGGTCACGAACTCGCGGGCCTACGACCAGCTCATGCAGCCCGGCGAGCAGATCCAGAATCTGGTCGTCCTCGACCGCTGGGAAGCCAGTCCCTACGAGTACATCGACGACCCGAGAAACAAGGACTTCGGTGAGCCGGCCGTCTATTACGTGACGCCGAATAACTACGGCGCCGTGGACACATCGGTCCAGGGCGTCCAGGTCCACCGAAGCCGCCTACTCACTCTGGGCGGCAACCCGATTCCGAGCCGACTCGACCATCTCAACAACGGCTACGACGACTCGGTGCTGCAAGCCGTCTGGGAAGTGCTCCGCAATTTCTGCCAGACCGAATCGGCGATTGCGAACATCGTCCAGCGCTTCGAGACCGCGACGGTCTCGATTGCAGGCCTGGCCGACATCATGCAACACGACGAAGGCGCGGAGATGATCCGCGAGCGCGTGGAGCTCATCCAGCGCACCATCTCGATGATCAACGCGGCCGTCGTCGACGCCGACGCCGGCGAGAAATACGAGCGCAAGTTCGCCACCGTGAACGGGCTCGACACGATCTGGGACCGCCTGGCACACTCCGTGTCGAAGGCGGCTCAGATGCCGATGACTCAGCTTTTCGGGATGTCTCCGAGCGGGCTGTCTTCGGACGACGAATCCGGCAAAGCGAATTGGCGCAAGCAGGTCTCCGCGTACCGCGAAGACCAGCTCCGCGACAACCTCGCCACCTACTACACGCACCTGGCCGGCGGACCCGTTGACGTCGAATTCCCGGCGCTCGATGAGACCACCGCCCGCGAGGAAGCCGAAATCGAGAAGCTCCGATCCGAGGCCCGCGCCAACTACGTGAACGCAGGCGTGCTCGGACCAAGCGACGTGCGCGAGAAGCTGGCCGAGGAACGCTACATCCGAGAAGCCGACCCCGATGCCGATGCCGGCGAGCAACTCGACCTCGCGCTCGACTCGATCCAACTCGACCCGTATCCGACGCCCGACGACGTCCCGGATTTTGTCCCGGACGACAAGGCAGCGCAATGGGCCGACGCCTGGCACACGGCCTACGACGAAACCGGCTCCGAGGAACGGGCCTTCCGGGCGGCCAACACCGAGGTTGACCTGTGAGCTTCGACTTCCCGCACAATATCAGCGCTGAATACACGAAGCGCTTGAACCGGCGGGTCGAAGCTGCACAGAAAACCATCCAACGAGCGTTCGACGAGCTCCGACGCGCCGAGCGGGCCGACCCGGCTACCTGGCAGCGTCTACTCGCGAAGGCATACCGCGCATATAACGAAACGTTCGACCCGTTCGAGAACCGCGAACTCGCGGACTCGATCATCCGCTCCGTTGAAGACCAGCGCCGCGCCGCGCTCGGCGTTGAGCGCCTGCAACTGGACCTCGAGACCCGAGCCATGTTGCAGCGCGACCAGCTCGACGCGATGAAAGTCCTCGTCGACGACTACTACGCCCGGCTTCAACGGCCGGAGACCGACGACAACGGGCTCATTGGAATCGTCGCGCTCGCCGGCGCCATCGAGGCGACGACGGGCATCATCCGCCGGCGAGGCGAGTTCTACGCTCGCAACGAAACCGGCAACATCTACCACCGAACTACGGCCCAATTCGACGCCGAATTGGGAGTCAATGAATGGGTCTGGCTGCGAACCACCGCGGCCAACCCACGCGACTTCCACCTGCGACGCGTCGGCACAATATTCACTCGCGACACGTACCCCGACATGCCCGGTGATCTATACAACTGCCAGTGCGGCATGAAACCGACCCGAGACGCCCTCCGCATATGACCACGCGACTCCGACTAGACGCCGCGTTCTCCGTCCGCAAAATGAAGCGGACGAACGAGGGGTTTCTCGACA